TGGAGACTATGTATTTCGGTGGTGCTGCTAGTGCTGGTTGGATTGGAGATGTCTTTTGTTCCATAGTAATGGAGTGTACTTCTGAGTCTCTAACTCAGGCTGCTGCTATGGCGTTAGCTCTTTCACAACAGTAAGTCGGAGTTTGGATCCAATGACAGTCGTAGTTCCACCCGGATTTTGGGAGTTTATTCAGTATGTTTCTGAACAGAATCAAAAGGTTGACCCTGCTGAAACGGCACGAAGAAAAGCACCCTCTTCTACTAGGTCTGATAGCGTCCCAATTCCAAAGAGAACTAGGAAAGTATCGAAGTACCAAAAGACCTTCGGAAAGTTCCTTAAAATGCTAAAGAAAAAGCATCCTAGAACAGACATCTCAGTATTGATGAAAAAAGCACATAGAATGACAAGGAGAGAATTGAAATGAGTCGACTATTATCATTCAGGGGATTGATTACTTCTCCTGATAATGCCATAACAGGAAATCAGAATATCTTCACATATCAAAGTCCTGATTTAACAAGAGCATGGAAAGTGAAATCATTCATCTTATTTCCTAAAGATATTCGAGCAGGTGGAAAGTCAGATGGACAATTCATGGTTTGTGCATCTCTAGCAACTGATGAGATAGAATTAGGACAGTTTGCCGAGATTTGTGATGTATCAGACAATCGACAAATAGGTTGGATTCAAAGAGGATACAATATGAGAGACGCTCCTGTGTCTGATTTCATAGCAGGGCCTACGGGATTATCTGACTCTTTCGCTATTGTTGACCCTGACCACATTGTCAACCGTAATTTATACATCAATATGTATACTACTTCTGATGATTCACAGGCAGCAAGTAGGGATTATAATTATCTCTTAGTTCTTGAAGAAGTTAAGATTACAGAAAATGAAGCAATTCTCCAAATAGTGAAGGGTGTAGCCCAAGATATTAGAAACTGATAATACCGAATAACGGTAATATCTGAGAATCAAATATATTTTCGTAGCTCTTGTCCAGGCTTAGATCCAAATATTTTCTCATATTCTTCGATTCTGAGCCCATTTCATACAATATTCACAATACTTTTTTGTATCTTTGCAAAATCCCGTCAAAATTGCGTTGCAAATAATACACTTTCTATTTTCTAATTCTTTCCGCTTTACAGTCATTATGTCATCTCCTTTGTTTTTGGGTGATGATGCCCATGTGAATCAACAGAACCTTGTAATTGATTGAACATTGTCGCCTTTACAAAGCCACTTTCTCGATACTGTGCTAGAACTCTTGATTGCATCCACAGGAGGTTTCGTCTCTTTGCCTCAAATGCTGCCATAGAAGCATCAGGATAATAGTCAAATTGAGTAACTCTAGTTCTCCCTGAATAGAATGATTTCTGTTGTGTCAGATAGATTGTATTTCTTGTTTCACAGAATCGACATTTACTATCATATCGTAATGATTTAGATGAGATATTCCAATGCTTGAAGCACCTTTTACACGTCCAAACTATGTGTTTTGGTCTAAGAGTACCGCCATGCTGAGAATAGTCCTCAGAAGGCAGTCTATCTCGACCTAGGGAGTCGTATTTTTTGGGCGGGGGTGTTGATGTCATGTTGGCTACGACCCACAGTTCCCAATTGAACCCTCGGCATCAGACCACTCAGATTCACCGCTTCGCGGAATGGATAGATAGAGTATATCCGCGTGATACCTTACGCTAGTATGGTACAGGCGACAAGGATAGAGGATATTAGCGTATCGACCCACAAAGAGAGACGATAAGGGGGGGTGTTTTAGGGGTGAATATGGCAAAGACGGACTCGTTTTTTATCAGGCACACCACTAACTTACAAGATGACGAATCATACTATGAATCGGCAATAGATTTAGGGGCATATGTGGATGCTCTCGGTAAGGCTGTTCTTCGTATTCATAATATCTCAATTTCATACACAACTCTTGACGGAAAGCCCTTGGAAATTACAGGAACCGAGAACGGAACTTCGGCTGTTGCAAGTTTCCAACTTTGCACTCAAACTCAAACTCAAAATGGCTTTGCTTTACCGGGTGAAAATAAATCAGTTGTCGCTAGTGGGAGAACGAACGCATATTGCTTCGGGACATCAGGCGACTCATTCCCATCAATTACATCCGATGCTATGGACAATGCCCCTCAGATGTGGAACAACGGCTATTTGATAGGCGTGGAGACTATGTATTTCGGTGGTGCTGCTAGTGCTGGTTGGATTGGAGATGTCTTTTGTTCCATAGTAATGGAGTGTAC